AGCACCTTCGGAAACTGCACCCTCACCAGCACGAGCGGTGATACGACCAGCAGCAGGCAGTACACCACGCTTAGCACCAGAAGCCAATTCAGCAGCTTCACGGGCAGCTTGCTGAGCAGGTGTACGGAAGCCCTTGGCGATATTCTTGATACCCAGCGTGCCTACATCACCAGCAGATTCAGCAAGGGCCAGCGTAGTAGCCGTAACAGCCATACTACGGCGCTCAGCTTCAGGAGGCAAAGCACCATTGTTTTCACTCTGGTACTTCTCAATACCCTGATTGTAGTAATCAGAAGCATAGCCAAGATTGGATGCAGTCAGAGCACCCACACCAGCAGGACCAAGCAGACCCACTGCGATTTGGGGAGCATTGTTTGCAATGAAATTGGCAGTACCCAGTGGATGACTTGCAGCAGCCGTGAAGGTATCAACAAGCAATTTACCGGAGCCAGCCAAGATGTTTCCAATACCGGCAAGACTCTCACCAGTCTTGAGTTGTTCTACCCCTTCAGACACACGATCCTTATTGGCAACGTAGGCAGCACCAATGCTCTCAGCCAAAGCACCGCCAGCAGATTGGTCAGCAATAGACGAGATATTGAGAGCATTGCGGATTTGACGTGCTTGATCACGGGTTTGTTCTGCCTTGGTGAACAGATCAACCGGAGCTACGCCACCACGCTTAACAGTCAGAGTTGCAATGTCTTCAGGAGTAGCGATACCCTGTGCTACCTTATTGCGGGCATAGATCTCATCTTCCGATAACTGGGATTCGGTCAATGCAGTACGAGCATCAGCCACGCCACCAGCAATATTCCCTGCCAGCGTACCGATACCGGATACGAATTGAGCACCCAGATTAACTGCACTACCCAACACACCTTCAGGATTCAAACCAAGAGCCCCAACCAAAGTAGCATCGCGGACTTGTTGCTCTGCCTGCTTACGGGCAGTGAACTCAGATTGTTTACGTGCCGATGCTTCTGCAATTGCCGCTTCTTTAGCAATACGAGCATCCGGATTCAGCTTGATATTGAAGTATGCAGTAGCGTCGAACTGAGCCATGATGTTTCCTGATTTGGTAGGGTAGAGCGGGATTATATACAGAAAAGGGCAAACCATCTACTGATTTGCCCTCTTTAAGCCGATTAGTTCTCAATATCGGCAGAATTGAAGTTTGCACTAGCCTTGAGAGCAGCACGCAATTTCTTCTCAGCAGCAGCTTTTTCTGCCTTTGTGTCTGCCTCTACCAAATCTCTACGTGCTTGTGCTTCCGCTGCTGCACTTTGAGCGGCAAACTGGGTAAACCTAGTATCGCCCGCTATATCCCCAATGATAGGTCTACCAGCGCTAGATGTACCTCCAAATGCGGGAGGGAGTCTTACAACCGAAGGGCCACCTGGAGCACGGGCAGCTGCTTGGATTGACGCAAGCTGCTGAGCCAATACGGGTGCTGGAGGTTGTGCCTGAACTGCAGTAGGAGCCTGTACCGGGGCAGCAACAGCTTGTGCTGGTGGAGCAACGGGGTTAGGGACGGTAACTCCTGCACGGGGAGGACCACCAAAACCAAGTTGAGCACCAACCTCGTCAGACTGACGTTGAGCATTGAGGATCGCCTGTCGATATCCAGCTTGCTGATCAGCAACCGCAGCAGATTTCTGAGACTCCTTATAATCCTGCAACAGAGCAGCAGCCAGTTTAACAACTTTTTCCTGATTATCAGAACTAAAGTTAGCGAACCAAGTATTTGGAACAGCAGACAATGCTGCAGCCGCGACACCAGCAGTCATACCAGGAATCTGGGAAACAGCAGCAGACGCCTGTCGAGCAACTTCTCGGTTAGTCTTATCAGGAATGTTATCTTTGAGAGTAGCCGCAATGATCTTAACACCATCTTCTGAAGTAGCTGGAGTACCATATGTCTTGCCTAATGCAACCTGAGTTTTGAGCACCTGATCAGCCAGACGATCCTGCTGTTGCCAGCCTAAACTGATACCAGCTTGCTTAACAGACAGAGCAGTATTAGCTGCATTCTGTCGTGCTACATCCAAAAGACCCTGCTGATTCCTCTCCGTAGCAGACTGTGCCCGTTCAGCAAGCTTAGATGCAGCATCTTTGCGCTTCTCCTCAGCAGCGGTAAAACTACGCTGCACATCACGGTATTGGCTCTCACCAAGACCTTTGGCCAATTCACCGTAGTTAGTCAAATCAGGACGGGAGTGCAGCAGTTCACTTGCCTTAGCACGATCTTCTGCATTTACAGAATTAGACAACTCCAAGATCTGACCAATAATTGGCCGGTCAAGGCGTTGCTGTGCCTCATCCTTATACTGGCCTGCAGCCTTGGCCTGCGCATACCGCTGGGTCAGTAGTTCATCCACTGCACCACGAGTCTTTGTAGGATCAAGGTTAGCACCGTAAGAAGCCTTCAGTTGATCGATAGCACCTCCGGGTACGTTGGCTGCTGCCAAGGCTTCAGGAGTCTTATACGTATCGGCAATCTTACTCAGGAAGTCTTGCGTACCATACTCACGTTTACCCAGACGATTCTTCTCCTCGGTAGCTTCGATGTTCTGAACCAGATTACCCAACTGACCAAAGCCAGCAGCGATACCTTGTTGTGCTCCAGCCAAATCTTGCGATACACCAGAAAAATTTGGTGCTCGAATGTTTTCCCACGTAATTGCGCCAGCCATATTAGACTCCGTATTTCTTCAGGTAGTCAGCAACCGAAGTGGAGTTCGGATTGTTGGCCACACGTTGAGCTTGACGATCTGCCAGACGAGCATTAGTCAGCTTGGATTGGTTCTCAAGACCTGTCTGGTATGCCTGCTTCTGGAAGTTGAATTGATCCTTAGCCAGTCCATACTGCTTCAAGCCAAGGAACCCACTGGCCAATGCACCAGCACCGGCAATAGCAGGTGTCAACCACCCTTGGTTGGTTCCACCCAGGCCATCACTCTTGGTAAGAGCACCTCCAAAAAGGCTACTCAACCAATTAGGTTGTCCGGAATCCGTACCTGTGCCGAGTGTAGACACAGCATTCGAGACAGCACTTTGGTCAACGCCACCAATAGGGGTTTGAGCACCAAAGGAACGAAGTGAATTGGTGTAGTCAATAGGCTGCGTATAGCCCAGGCCACCATTAGACAATCCAGGATTGACAGCGGAATAGGCAGCAGATGACACTGGATCGGTAGGCCGGCCGTAGTTCATAAAGTTGTAGTTAGCCATTGAAGGTTTCTCCCATAGTATCGGTAAAGGTTGGTAAACGTAATGTGATGTCCACATAGGACGAGATGGACTCAATTGCGACCATGCCCACATTCCCAGCATGGATTGTACGCGAATAGAAGTCTGTTGGTGTCTCTCCAATGACAATCAAAGGGGCAAGAATATTAGACGGATTCCGGAACTGCTCATTGGCTTTCTTGAGGCGTTCGGTTTCCTTATCTGCATAGGTCTTGAATTCTCGCTGCTCATCCAAGAGATTCTTAAAGTCTTCAAGGGTTTCTTTTTGTACTCCTTGAACTAACCCAGTAGACACATTCAGAAGTGTAACAGCCCAAGGAGCACCCTTAACACTGCCGTCAATCAATGTAGGATTCTGAGTAGCAATAGCTGCTACAAGTGTAACGATTGCAGCAACAAATCCTACCCTAATCCCAGCCACCTTAACAAACAACTTTAAAGCATAACTAATTAACAGAGTCTTCAGAAACTGAATAAGCAGAGCATAAGCCAACGCAGTAAGAGCTGCTGTAGAACCCGCAATAGCAGCAGCAACTGCACCCCACACAGCAGAAAAACCGCCCAACGAAATGATCGTAAGAACAATTGCGATAATAGTCATGATAAAACTAAATGCAGGTGTTTGATACCACTTCAACTTGGTAAGAATACGCGAATTGAAGACTATATGCAGTGATCGGGCCAGCAAGATTTCACGATCGGGAATAGAATAATGCTGTACAAGCAGATGATCGATAGGGATCAACAGGATATCGTCCTTCTCATCTCCAGTCGTCCAGTACTCATTAAAGACGTGATACTTCATCTTCAGATTGAATACCAATACTTCCCAATACAGAGTTTCACTGACCTGATGCATGTAACTGTGGCACGGAAAATTATAGGAAACCTGAGCATTCTCAATTGTACCGATAAGATGCCCATCCTTGTCGAATTTCTCAAATGAATACCTATGGGAATAGCTGCCTACTCGACCAATAGAACCTACAACTTTACGCTTAATGATGTTCCGATAGGTCAAAGCCATCTGAAACTTCTTATCCTGAATCGTAATGCTCTGTTCTGGTTCAACCATTCCAAGCCTACTAGCAACCGTGTATGCATCAGGCGTCAACTTGTCGTCATCAGCACCAGACTGAATATACTGCGAGGTGAAGAAGTCAAACAGGTAGCGTTGCTCCTTCTCATTATTGGTCTGAGCTGGTACAGCCATCATCACAATAGATTGCTCCACGTCTTTGATATCAGGACTCTGATGAATGCCGTCAATCAAATCCTCGTACTCCATATTAAGGTACTTCAACAAGCGCTTAGTGGTCTTATACTCTACTCCCCCAGTATCCTTATCTGGGCGTGTCTTGTTAAAACGCAGGTATGCCCAAGGGAAATACGAACCAGTACCAGTCAATGGAACATTGAACGTACTATCCCAAAATGGTAATTCACCTGTACCATCCTCATAGGTGATGATGAAGGTTGCAGTAGGATTGTCTACTGGATGACCACGGAAATGGTGCCAATCAGTCTCAGAAGCATTCCACCCCTCAACAGCATGATCGGTGTACTCTTCAACGATTTCACCAGTGATTTTCTTCCACACATAGGTAATGCGAATCTTGTCTACAGTGGCTTCAGGATCAACCAGATACACAGGCATAGCCAGTTGCTTGCCAATCTCAGGAGTCTGATATGGGAATTCCGGAGTAACGCCAGCTTGCGGAGGTGGACCCCATTGGTCAAGAGCCGCAGGAGTAAGAATGGCTTGTGATGTAGTGGTAATGACGGCCTGAATGCTCTTGAGGAAGCACTGCTTGCCAGATGTACTGAGACTACCGATCACATTGGTATTCGGGCTGTAATCCAAATAGTTAAACAGGATATCCCAACCATAATGTGTCAGGTTCAACGAACCATAGTGGTAGTAGTCAGTGACAATGGGTTGGCCAATCACAGTAGTGTAGTAATCTTCCAGTAGCTCTTTACCCTTGGAGGCATTCTGCAGTGTGCCTTCTGGCAAACCATTGGTATAAGCGCGCTTGGCATACGCATACATCAAGTTAGCCTTAACGCCAATACCAGTAGCCATGTGTTCCAATACATTGGGAACCAACTCAGGATCAGCATCTGGAGCTTGCGAAGATGCATAACCTTGGAGAACAGAACTGGAGATAGCATCATCCTGCAGAATACGGGTTACATTAGTTGCCACCGTAGTTACTGTTTTACTAAATAAACCCATATACCCTCCTGATGAAAGAAGGGGGCCAATGGCCCCCTAACCTAATACAACAAATTAACTATTACGCTATTGCCACATTGATACCGGACAGCAATTTAGAGATGGTATTGCCGATGTACGAGTCGAGAAGCTTGTTCTGCTCATTGACCTCGGTAGTCTCATCCGTGATACGTCGGGAATTCCACGTACCTACCATAATCTGAGTTGCCTTCTGCTCAGCATCTCGCTGGTAGCCATTGATCTGTGCCTGATATAACGTCTTCTGAATACCGATCACAGAATTATCATCCACACCCAAACTCTGCGTCTGTGCCTTCTCGGTCACAATCTTCTCTTGAACCAATTGGTTTTCAGAGTTGGTACGAGTCACGTTGGCAATAGTCAGGTCATATTCTGCGCGCAGTTTGCATTCTTGGGCAGCCAGAACAGCGCCTTCAAGAATAGCATTAGCAAGCTGCTGATCCATCAGTGCCAGCTCTTTGGTAGTCTTGTCCTTGGCCAGCAGGAACTGAATTGAGGCATTAAGTACAGCATTCAAACCAGCAAGGTAAACCTGAGCATATTCAGCACCCTTGATACGGCCAGACGTGTACTGATCATCTAGATGAGACTTGGTAGCCTTCATCAGAACATCATATACGCCGGTGCCTTGAAGCTGTGCTTCAGTCAGTGCTTCGAGAGTAACTGGAGTAACGGTCATGATTTATCCTTGTTGATTTGGTTTATGGCTTAGAAGGTCTTGGCCATTGCTTGGCGTTGTGCCAGATCTTGCAGTTCTTCAGGCGTTAGGTTATCCATCACATGAATGTTGAATTCCTTGATCAGTTTACCCTGACGAATCGAATTACCACGAGCGTCCTTCTTGGTGATGAACACTTGGCACTGACGATCACGCATCATGTTATAGATAGCCCGTGGAACATGCCAGCCTTCTTCAACATCGAATGGAACGTACTTAGTGAACGATCCGATCAGAGAGTTACCTGCCGTGAACATCTCGCCTTCCCATTCTTTCTTGGCCGGATTCATGCAGGTAACGTGAATGCGGACGAGTTCATTCGCTTCTTTGTACTTACGATTACGACGCTGGGTTGCGGTCTCAGCTACCACAGTCGATTCGACCACATCATCCTGTACTTCAGACTCACCGGCAACATGGGCATTCACCTTGTCACGTAGTTTTGCCACCGAGATGGACGGATGGTACTTCAGACCCATCATATCAGCGCGGGCTTTAAGGGAAGCCAACTCATCTTGAACTGGTTCTTGGAATTCTGGCACTTCTTTTTCGATATCAGACATTTTGATTCTCCTATTTGGATCGGGATAAAACCAGAGAGTCACCGGGATTGGTGGACTCTCTGCGTTACAGGACTAAATCGATCTCTACCTAGTCCCATAACATTGGATTACAACAGAGCTGCAGTACGCAGGCAGGCGATACGTTCAGGACGCAGAACCATGAAGCCGTAGTACCACTTGATCGACATGAAGCCAGTCTCGCCGTATGGATCGTTACGATCGGCAGTTGCTTCGCCCGGAGCTTTCGACGTGATCTTGAACTTCACGGTCTTGCCATCGGTTTGGAAACCGATCGTGGTAAAGGAAGCATCACCAACGCACAGCATCGGGAACACGTCGTAGAACTGGCCGTTCGAGTAGTGAGTAGCATCGGTCACAGCTGCACCGGCACCAGACCACTTCATCATTTCAGGAACCACGACGATGCGGAACTGGTCAACCGAACCAACTTCACCAGTTACGGTGTTGCCAGCCGACTGATACTTCTCGACGCCGATGAACGCTGGGTTGTTGTGCAGATCCTTCATCGCTTTGATGGTAGGCAGCAGTTCCGAACCAATGTACAGAACACGGCCGACTGGCAGTACACGGGTATCAACCAGACGGGAGCCAGTGATGATCGTGGTTTGCTTTGGAGTGCGGTTCTGATCAAGATTGATCGACATATGCATCAGGTCACTGTAAGTAACCACGTCATTCGCACCGACATCGGAGTTCGTCAGAGCATCACCAGCATACTTGACAACACCAGCCGAGTTGATCAGATCGATTTGCAGGGCATCTTCCGTGATTTCGTTGGCACCGTTCAGCATCTCACGGTTGATGTGCTGCAGCAGATCTTCGTCGGAATCGAAGTCCATCGATTCTTGAGTGTACTCATCGAAGAAACCGAACTTCTCGAAAGTACCTTGTAGTTCTTTTCGCTTGAAGCCAACACGGTTAACACGGCCACCAGTTTCCGACAGAGCAGGCATCTTGCCAGAGATGGTGCCGATATCTTTCGACGAGCCATACAGATTGCCGGAACCTTGAACCACGATAGCACCGGGAACAGCGGTCTTCACGTTGGCCGACAGAGCAGCAGTGGTTTTACCCAGTGCGACTTTGTTGTTCGTGACCACGAATGGACCAACACCAGACTTTGCAGCAGTACCAGCCGAGACAGCATTGATGGCAGCGACAGCAGCATCAGCATCACCTACGAGGGCATACGAGAAGACCAGAGAAGGCAGGGTCACGTCATATGCGGTGGTCAGGATTGCGGCACCAGCAGCATCGATACCCTGATCATTCAGGTTCTGATCATCCAGCATTGGGATGTAGTGATATCGCTTGATGACCTTACCGAAGTTCTTCGGCATGGAGGTCGTGTCAGCCAACTGCGTGAAATACTGTTCCTTACGCAGCTCAATCAGAGCCTGCTTCTGGAAATACTCATTACGAAGTTGTGGCGACATCGAAGAAGTCGAACCACCGGTGTTATATTGAATAGCCATGATTTGTTACCTTTATAAAATTGAAAAAACAGAGAGATATTACATGAACTTCGCTTGTGCCTGCTTCATGAATTCTTCGTCAGGCAATGCTAACGGGTTGAATTCAGGCTTTACAGCCCCAGACACTACAGCTTTAGTGGAGCTTGCGGCTCGCTTCTTTTCCTTCAGCTTGGCTTCATCGATCTTATTAGGTTTCGGTTTAGCTACCACAGGCTGAGCGGGTACATTCTGCTTCTGGTGCCCCAGATCTGCAAAACCACCTTCTGCCTGAATCGCATCACCGACTTTCTGATAAGCTTCGAGGTCGCTCAAACCCTTCAAGCGGCCAAACACGCGCTCACTTTCCACACGAGTAGCAATCCGATCGTAAATGCCACGTTCAACGTGATCATTAATAATGCGGAGTACTTCCGGTTGGGCAGCAATTGCTTGCTTGCTTGCACCGTCCCACTTAGAGCCGACGACTTCAAGTGTCCGGGCGTAGGCTGGGGTCTCTTCGAGATCCTTCAGCACTGCGTCCAGTTCCATTTCACGTTCGTCAACCGTATAAGTACCAGGCCGATATGCACTTGCATTGTCAGCGGATAGATCCATTGGATCGATACCACTGTCTTTCACCAGCTTGTTAATCGCTTCAGGATTGCGCTTATCCAGATCGATCAAAAAGCCTAGTTTTGCTTCATCCAAGAGACCATTGTTCTCAAGGAGTTTCAAGATCTTCAGACTGGGTTTCAGACCAGCCATCTTCTTGTTGTAGTTCGCACCCATCTGCATGAGAGCAACTGCATCGTCAACGCCTTTGACTTGGATATCCTTGCCATTGGCTTTGAATGGTGCAGTCAGCTTCTCATACGCAGCTTTGTAGTCGAACTCACCTTTTTCAACAGCTTCTGCAACAACAGACTTATCGGCTTCATCTCCATCCTTGGAGGGTTTAGCAGGTTTGCCATCTGGTACATCTGCAACTTCTCCTGCAGCGTCAGCGATTGCTTCATCGTTGGATTCCGTTTCTACTTCAGTCTCTTCGACCGAAGTTTCAGCATCAGCAGCTGGAGTTTCTTCTTCAACTTCATCTACCTGATCATTGGTTTCTGCTCCTTGAGCAGTCTCATCAACTTCCTGTACTTCTTCTGCTGGAGCATCGAAGGACGGAGGGCCGAGTTTCAGGAAGTCCTCATCGGACAAACTCAGAGCCGAAACAACTTTCTTATCATCAGCCATTATTCTTCCCCTTGCAGCAGTTCAGTGCGAGTTTCTTCGTCGGCTGCCAGAGCACGGGAAGCAACACTTGCCATTTGCTTGATCGTTGCGAAGTATTGGCTCAGAGAACCAATTGCATCGATGTCCTTAACGATCTTTGCCTGATACTCGCCAGTCTGCATATTCGGATCTGCCTTCAAGTGTACCAGACGAACAGCTTCTTTCTCGAAGTAACCTTCTTCAATGACCTTGCGGAAGTCACGGTTGGAACCTAAGCGAGCAAGTGCTTCGCTCAGATCCACAACCTTCTTGGCTTCCTTGATATTACGATCCAGAGTATGGATCAGTTGAGTGTTATTCATGGTGGGTTCTACCATTGCTTTCAAAGTTAATAGAATGTTCGTAAAACGCCGCCACTATAACTGATTTATTTAGGCTTTGCAGCAAAAGAATCACGAACTGCCTGATTATCTGCTGAATCCTCACCTAAACCATGCTCCAAGAGCTTCAATTGAGCCTGATTCTGCGCATTCATGCTCTGCTTCTGCAGATCACGTTCTTGCGTTACACCAGATTCCTGCTCAATAAAGTCCAAGTTCTTCTTGTCAGTATCGGCAGAAAAGTGTGCAGCCTTAGCTTGCTCAACAACCGTCTTAGCTGCCTTCAAACCAGTATCAATAGCGGTATGCTGCGACTTAGCCTGCTCAGTAGCGACCTGTGCTTGCAGCAACGCGAGTTGTGCCTGCTGGATAGCTTGCTGAATAGGGTCAGGTTGCGGCTGGAACTCTGCAATCCGCTTAGCCAATTCGGGCATCTTACGCAATTTTGCAATATCTGACAAGATAATGCGAGTCAACGATGGGTCAATCGTGTTCCCGGTAGTCTGCAGCAGGAATGCAAGCTCTTGAGCCTTATTCTGATCCTCCTCAGCAGTACTGATAGACAGGGTAAGATCAAAATTACCAGGCAAATCATCACGGCGTACCGTAACGAACTGGTCATTGGTAATCCGAACCACTTCTTCTTCACTCAGGAACTCAGCATTCATGGAAATAATCTTATGACCAATCTCCTCAATACCAGCCGAGAGACGACGAAGGATACCTAACTCACGCTTAGACGCTGCATCCAGTGCACCACGGATACCAGCAGCTACATCACCTAGCGAATTGCCACTGACACCCTGACTGAATGAACGCACACCAGTCAAAGACTCAGCCTCATTATTGTTCAACTGGATCAATTGACCGGCAGACTGAGGAATCTCTGGGTACGTGTGCATATGGATACCCTGGTGAGGATCAACATTAGCATTGAACTCGTAGTCCTGACCCTTATCGAACTTTCGACGATTGGTTACGTCTAGCATATCCTTACGAATACCCGTCTGACCATTAGCAGACTTACCCATGATATCAATCATGCCTCGGGTAACTGCACCAACGATCTTCTGATTATCCTCAATCAGCACACCATCAGGCTCACCAAAGATAGACCGACGTACTGGCAGATACTGAGCCAATACAAACGGAAGTTTCTTATCAGGGAATGGATTCTCTTCCATACGGATAAGCGTATTACCTACCCACGAAGCCACGATAGGTTTGACGATACCCGATCCATCAATATCCCAGAAACCCCAGTATTCAAACACCACGAATTTGGTACGTGGCTTGTCACTGAAATTGAAGTTGCCCACATTATCAGGCACCGAATGGTCTGGTTCAGCCAATGGAGAGTTTGCAGTAATCTGAATCTTATCCAGATTGCTATACTTACCATCCTTCTCCAGCTGAGAAAGCGAGGACTCGAAACTGTAAATGATAAAACCAGCCTTGGATAGATCACCTTTGCAGGTAGGATCGATGATCACATTGCGGTAGTCACAGACTTCCACGGTAGGACGATTACACGTGGTCTTCATGACCTCCACTTCTTCTTCCCCAGTAATAACTGGCTCAATTGGAACCTGCTGTTCCACGCTCAACTGGAGCGCTTGCTTCCACTCATCAGGCACATCAGTAGCGAACTGGCTTGGAGATTCATCCCTCAGATTATAAATCTGCTGAAGTTGCTGCAACACTTGCGGATTCTGTCGGAAGATCACAGTAGGCTTAATCTCCTTAACAGGCTCCTCATAGAACTCCCAGCCAACCTTGACCACCACAGAACCTTCATCGACTGCAGTACGAACATACTCATCAATGAAGCGTACCTTCTGCATCTGAGTATTGAACTGGTTATTCAGAACCAACTGATTCTGCTCAGCAGCCTTAGTATCCTCCCACGTAATAGGGGTCACATTGAACACATCATTCGTACTAAGAAATGGCTCAGTCAATGCAGCATATCGCCACTCAGCCTGCTTACGAATGAGCTTCGGTACGATGGACGAATTGCCTTCAGGTGTTACCACCTTGGCTTTGCCAGTGACATTCAGATTATCCAACCACGTATCCACATTCTGCTTATGCGTATTACGACTAGGCTGAGCATCCTGAAGATCCTGCTTCAGATTGGCTAAGGTAGGCGGATTCTTCCAATCCGTCAATGCATCTGGATTAGCCTTTGGCTCCCGGACTTCGTCCTCTGCCTCCGGCTCATCCGGTACGTCATTCTCACGGTCGTCATACTTGCTCATACGAATCCTCGATTCTGCAATTTGTTATGGGAAACATTCTGGTCAATCTCCAGTCCATTATTCTCCAGTAACCTGCACTCTGCCTCATACTTGGCATTGTAATTATTACCAGCATTGAACTCGTTGACCAATCCAATAGGGTTGTTGAAGCGTGAAGCCACGAACAACAGTAAAGCTTGCAGGTGACTATAAGGAAGATCAACCTCAATACTTGGGGGGTCGAACACACCAATATTAGGATCAAGCTGACGATGCTTGCCATCATAACTGATCACCAACTGCGTCAGATTCTTCAGATGATCCGGCAGGTCAGCATCATTATCAACAATCTCCTTTGGAATTCGGACGACATTATACGCCGGAGTAGAGACCGTGTACTCAGATAGTCCAGAATTCAGATCCAATTCGCAATCGTCGGCCTTAATGTTCTGAATCTTGAGGATATCATCTAAGAAAGGAGCAGCAACACTGTCTTGGATCCATTTAACTGGAGCAGTCGATCGGGCATTAGCCACGGCATACTTGCTCTCCAATGGGTAAACGTACTGACCAGGTTGCAGAAGCAGCACAAGCTCACTATCCTTCATGTTGAACCGCTTGTACAAAGCCGTCAGCCCCAGATTGATAGATGCCATGACTGACGCCCAATTGCATTCAGTGATGCCACCCTCGGGAACACCGCCAATATTAAGATTGGACAACTCACCATAGGTGAGTTGGTCAAAAATCTCTTGAAGTTTCATATACTTAAGCCCTTAAACGATATAGGAAGCCCTGCGATCAGCCGGTCCGTCTTCAACGTCCAACTCCCACATACCCCCTGAAGTGCTGGATTCTACCATCTCTGCCTCTTCAGAGGGACGCCATGGCTTCATTGATTGCAGCATAGAGATAGTATCTCCGAAGTCATCATGCTTACTCTTGAAACCACCAACAGATACCAGACGGAGTTCATCCATACATTCCACCATCGACGCTTCCTTATCAAGTTCCCTAGGAAAGTACATCTTATGGCTCTTGAACAGCGGCACCACAGTATTAAACCGCACCATCTTGTTAGTATTGGGACGAATACCCGGCCTATTGTCATTTCCGTCGGACGTAAGTGGGAAGTAGATATTCCGGGTCATCATCTGATCCTGTATCCATGCAATAAATCCAGCTTGCTGACCGCTCACTTCAATACCAACACCCTGTGGCTTGTACATCTGAGCCAGCCTGAACAGATCATCCAGAGTCTTGCCCATATCCTGACGCTTACAAATCCCATCCACCCACAACCAGTCACCATTATTATTGTAAGCCCACACACTGATCACCGAGTAGTCAGCACTCTGCTTCTCAGAAGTGGCAAAGTCTGTAGTGATATAGAAGTTGAACCGCCCCTTATTCTTAAGAACGTTTTCCCGCTTGTACCACTGGATATCCGAGTCTTGAATCAAACGATCTTCATCACTCATAATCCGCAGCATCAACTCCTGATTGAACGTGTCAACCTTACCCGTCTTAACAGCAGTGTCATACTGCTCCTTAACATAGGCATAGGTGAATCGATCGGGCCAGCTACCCCTGAAATCTCTTTCCTCAACAGGGAATCGCTCACACACAGGAAATACGTTGACTGCCCAAGCCCCACTCTCAACCGCCTTATACAATGGATCCTTCGCATTAAAGGGAGTACCAGACCAGATGATCATATTCTTAGTAGGATGCAGAGCATAGGTCACAGCCTTATACACAGTATCCTCAACAGCACTGATCACAGTAGCCGAGCGTGCATCCTCATCACTGATCAAGTCGTCGAGCACTGCAAGGCCCGGACGCTTACCCATCTCCTTGGCTCCACGGACACCAGTCTTAGCGCCATAACCCTTAACAATAAACACCTTGCCGTCAGCATTCTTGAACTCCCAACGGATATCTGTGAACCGGGCTTCAGGCACATACTGCTTCAGGAAGTCAGAGTTCTCCCAACGGAACTCCAAGTTCTTCCTCATGTTCTTCACACCATTCTCAATCGAGTCCGACACATATAGTGCCAGGTCAACCCTACCAAAGCCAGGAATCTCGCCCCAGCATGCGATATACAGGAACAGGTACTCTCCCATCAGAGTAGTCTTCGCAATGCCTCGGTGACACAGATTGATAACCCTACGGCCACCCATCGTGATGGTATCCAGCATGTGATAGTGAACCAGAGGAGTCTTATGCTCCTCACCCTCTGCACCATTCACCATCTTAATGAAGGTCACAAAGCCAAGAGCAAACTCACTGGGCACATACTCAGGATGGATCGCATAGTCCGTATTATTCAGGTATTCCTCAACCCGCATAGGCAGGACATCTTCCACGTACTTACTCATTTATTACCCCAATACGTAACATGCATACCAAACCCAAACACACCAGCGCCAACAAGTACACCCAAAGCTGGATGAATAATGGCAGTAGCCAATCCGGCTACCACAGCAGGAGTCAACGAGTAACAAAGAGCAGCGATGAAGCTACCCTTCTTAGGCTTCTCACACATATCAAATCTCCTTGGCTTCAACATCGATCACTTCTAACTTACTATGGCCAACCTCTTGAGCATTCATGGCTCCAGCCTGAATCATCTGCCTCTGTTGAGCAGCCAATGCCATAGTAGTAGCACGCAGGTTATCAATCACACTGCCAGTCTCTACCCTAACATCAAGTTCAACCTTAGTAACCTCGGGCATCTTCAGATGAGTCAACAGAGAATTAGCAGCATCACTTCTTACCTTCTCACTATGGGCAGTCATCATCAACTCTGCCTGCACATTCAAAGCCTTCTGATACAGATCTTGGTTCAGAATGTAACTCGGAATCAACGTCTGTTCAAAGATAAGATTGACCAACTTACCCTTATTGTATGCAGTCACATAGGAAGCAATGTCCTTACTAGACACTCCCCTTGCAGCGAAGTCCCTCATCTTATCTGGGAAGGTCAGACTGTACGCATCCGTATTAGTCCTGCCCATAAGCTTGTGGCTTACATACTTCACAGCATCTACATAGTTCTCAATCTTGAACCTACCATCTGCCATACATCTAGTATAGCTCATCAGATTATCCCGGTACTGTTCATACATATCCGGATCAGCCAAAGTCTGATTGATCTGATCCATCAAGACCTGATTGATACTCTTCTTAACCTTATCAGGTAATGCTGCCTTGAACTGTTCCACCGTAAGAGGAGGAGGTGCAACAACCACAGGCAAGCCAACAGACGAAGCAGGAGTAGTACTCTTGGCTTGGCCAACTGGAGCCATGAGGTTAGGGAGAGAGGATAGCGAAGACATAGTTAAGTTCCAGTCTGAGTATGGTAATCAATGGTAGCGGAGCATACAGATGAAACCAAAAAGATGCAAGGGCAGAAGATATGTGAGACGAAAGCCCTATGGAAAAGTATAGGGTGATGAGGCTATACAAGGCTAGAGTTCCATATAGATCGGTAGGTATAGTTACCGAAAGGTAACGAAACTTTTTATATTTTTTGTGAGGGAAAGATACACGTAGTACTAACCCAACTCACGTGCAAAAGCAAAAACACCCCCCCGGTCAACTCAAATAACAATCCTTTTTGTCCTCATGCTGTGCTAGCGCACTCGTAGTGGGAATGTTCCCTAATCGATTAGGAGTATCACATGTTCGCAGCCGTTCAGACCACCATGACCGCATCGTTGGCAGCTATCACCACGTTGGCAGGTGCAGCTAACAAGTTGGCATCAGCACTGGATAACGTAGCATCAGTGGCTGAAGAGAAGTCTGCTGTATTCGCAGATGAAGCACGTCACAACCGCGTAATGGAACGTAAGGTTCTAGAAGCAAAGATGGCAGCATGGATGGCAACTCAAGCAGCAGCACCAGTTCAACCGTAACTAAACTAACCTACCTTCGGGTAGGTTTAGCTTTTCATGCACACACTAGGAACACACACCACAAGCACACACTACACCCATGGACAGACAGATATACAGGTATTCACAAGTATCACCGTAAGTATTGGGGAAAAGATGGAATGGACAGCTCAATGCACTAATAATGAGGGATAAAGTGTATTCTATCTATCTTCTCCCTATATATAGACATCAATCTCACTCAATCCGATAACACTCCGTTTATCTACCTCTTACACTTTAGAGTGCTAGCGCACACGAACAGGAATAGATGAGTGGTCATCTATACAACTATTAAGGAGTTCTACATGCTTATCAACATCTTCTCAGGCTACTCGAAAGATGCAATACAAATAGCAGACATGGCATGGGCCAACGAATACACATACAGCGAATATCGTGCAATGGCTATCACATACGGCTATGGCATCCTCGATATGCTGGCATACAGAACATTGTGTGCCTCTCATGATGCAGAGGAATTGGGAACTATCCCATGCTAACACTCAATAAATAAGAGATGCCTTCGGGCATTTCTCTGACGCAGACAACACCCTACACAGTTAAGGAGTTCTAACATGATCGCACGTATCCTCAGCAGCATCACATGCGTAGCAGTAGCCACCATCTATGCACTATGCATCACCCATGTCATTAGCAATCATCTCCACAATATCACATCAATTGGTGTATGGTTATTCCATGTACCAACTGTAGTATTCCTCTTCATTGGACTCGTCATGGCCATCAGCCCTGACTGGGATAAGGCAGAGTTCTGATAAATACTACTATCACAGGCAGAACAGCAGTGCTTGGTATCTACACCACAGTAGACATCATAGATATGCATATGCATATCCAAGACGACTTCGGTAATCTCATTGAGTTACCAGTACATGAGAACGTTCATCTCTGGGGATGGTATGCAGAGATCCTCGATACACCAACATTCAATGGACGTTGGCAATGACCAAGGAAGTTATCATTAAAGCAATACAACACAAATATGCTCTCAGGCATGAGCATCCAATGTTCAGGAATGATGTGCTATTCCTGATTGCTACACTTCGTCGATACACCAACTAGGGAATCACTATGAGCATCAAAGCTGGCACATTCATCAATGACTCGTATGCCTATGAGGTACTCATAGCTGCATGTGAGCTTGCCTCACAATCAACACCTGCATTGGCTACACCAATAGTCATCGAATCACCTCACTGTGGTGGCATTGGCTTAACAGAGGATGGTGACATCATCTATTGCCCAGATGAAGTGAAGCGGCTGACTCAATATGAGTTGGCTGATACGCTGATACAGAATTACATGGCATGGATATCATACATCGTACCCAAGGCATCACAGCATCGTATGCCTAACCGCATGCAACTCCTTGGTTGAAGTCCTGTAAGGAATTCTGCCCTCGCTACTCATAGGGCGCTAGCGCGCTCGAATTGGGTGCGTGCACAGCATGCACCGACTTGGGAAATATCTCCCGTTTACTTAAACTCAAAGGAATCTATCATGGCTAAGCTCTTCGGTAATAACGCAGCAAAAGGTAACAACGCAGTAAACAGCAACAATGATTCGTGGAAGGCTCAAGGCTTCCTGAACATGTATTTGCCGGGTGTTCGTGGTAATCGCAGCAAGCTGGGTGCTTTGGCATTCCATACAGCTAAGAAATTCGAGGCTGAAATGATGGCATGGCTGGATGCTGCCAACGAAGGACTGGAAGAGCGCGTAGCTAAGCTGGCTACTCGTATCGAGATCGAGTTCCGTCTTGCTACTGACGAAGCCTCAGGGTTCGCTTTGTGTGCTGGTGCTGGTACGCCAGAGCCTGCTGAAGAATCGAATGCCAATCTGGCTCAGGGCTTCCTGAACTTCTACGTGGTGCTGAAGGATGGCAACCGCCGCAAGATG